GATGACCTGCGCCGGGTATCCCGCATGATTCACCTGTTTTCCAACCAGGTGAGTAACGCTCAGTGCGACCTGCTGCAATCCATCCTGGCGGCGTCTCCCGAGCAATCCAACGACGCCGCTATCGGCGACATCCGGGCACTGCTCCACAAGTTGGACATCATGGAGGCCGACCGGATGAGTCACAGAATCTCCCAGTACTGCGAACGCAGCATCGCGGCACTGGGGGAACGCAGGCAGGCCCGGGCCATCCCGGCCCGCGCCGCAGAAAACGCTGCACTTCAATTTTCAATCTAAGGAGAACACGTCATGCAATTACAAAAAACCCGCCTGTTAAACTTGTTTGCCTCGCCCACCGTCGCATCCCTGTTTTCGGTAAACCCGGACGTGCAGACCGAGGACGCCCTGGCGCAGGCCAGCACGTTCATCGCCACCAGCATGAATCTGATCCAGGAACTCGCGTATGAGGTTGACAGCGATTCCGCCTGGGCCGCGTACTATATGCTGGAAATGGCCCAGGCACTGGTGGATGCCAGCAGGCCGGAAGAAGCAGATGAAGACGATGAGTATGCCTCAGAGGGTGACGTCACCCTGCTTCAGACAGCGGTCAACTCGTAACCTGACCCGACCTGCATCCCCATGATCCGGTGGGGATGCTAGCCTCACTGCTACCCCCGCAATTTTGCGGGGGTATGCCCTCGCCACGTGGACGGCATCTGCCAACGAAATTGATTGCGTCACCAAAGCCGCCCTCCGCCTTCTGCCTTCTGCCTTCTGCCCACCCAAAAATTGTGAAATTTTTTCCTAGAATTTCACAACCCTGACGGGATAAAGTGGCCCCATGACCACGCCAACCACCCTCTCGTACTCCCAACAAATGCTGGACGCCGCCCGAACGGCGTACCAGTCGGCCCTGGCTGCCCGTGTGATCGAGGTGCGCGATAGCGGTAGCCGCCGCGTCGAAACCCACGACATCGAGCAGTTGCGCCAACAATTGGTCTACTGGGAGCGTGTGGTCATGCTGGAGTCCAGACTGACCGTTGTCTCGATTCCGACTATCCGCTACCAAACCGCGTCATTTGCCGATGAGTAGCCCACTCGACAAACTGATCGCCGCCGTCTCCCCCACCTGGGCGCTACAACGCGCCCAGGCCCGCCGGGTGCTGTCGTATTATGAGGCGGCCAGGCCCGAGAAAACCCGGAAGGGGCGCAAGGAAACAGGGTCCGGCGATACCGCCACGTTGCGTGCAGGCCGCACCCTGCGCGAACAGGCCCGTCACCTGGAGCAAAATCACGACCTGGCCCGTGGCGCACTGGCCCTGATGGTGGCCAACATCGTCGGGCCGCACGGGATCACGATCGAGCCGCAACCCCGCAACGCCGACGGCACCATCAATACCGACCTGGCCAATACAATCCGGGAGTTGTTCCGGGATTGGTCAAAAAAACCGGAGGTTACGTGGTGCCACGATTGGCCCGCCACACAGCGACTGGCCGCACGGGCCTGGTTGCGCGACGGCGAATTTCTGGCGCAAACCCTGATTGGTCTGAATCAAACCCTGGATCACGGCACACGGGTGCCGTTCAGCCTGGAGTTGATTGAGGCTGATTTGCTGCCCTGGGATATGAACCAGTGGGACGGACCCTGGGTCACCGCCGGGGTTGAACGTAATCAATGGGGCAGGCCGGTCGCGTTTCACGTGTACCGTAAACACCCCGGCGATTGGCAAACCTCGCAGATGTACAGGGTCAACCCAGGCTCAACCGACACCAAGCGCATTCCTGCACAGAATATCCTGCACGTAAAATTGGTAGACCGGTTCAGGCAGGCCCGTGGGGTGTCTGTTTTTGCTTCGGTGTTGGCCCGCCTTGACGACATCAAGGACTACGAGGAGTCGGAGCGGATCGCCGCCAAAGTCGCCGCATCGATGGCCGCCTTCATCAAAAAAGGCAGGCCGGATGAATATCCCACCGATTACGAAAACGGCCAGCCGGTACAGCGTTCGATGAAATTTGTACCCGGTATGATCTTCGATGATCTGTTGCCGGGCGAAGAAATCGGCACCATCGATACCTCCCGCCCTAATTCCAATCTGGAAAGCCACCGCAACGGCCAGCTTCGCGCTGTCGCGTCGGGCATCGGCTGTTCGTTTTCGTCCCTCTCGAAAAACTACAACGGCACCTATTCCGCGCAGCGGCAGGAGTTAGTCGAGTCCTGGGGCGTGTACGCCGCTATTCAGTCGGAGTTTACCAGCCAGTTTGTCCGGCCCGTATACGAAGGATTCCTCACCGCAGCCCTGGCTGCCGGGCTGATTTTGATTCCACCCGGCGTAGACGCCAACACCCTCGACGACGCCCTGTATATCGGCCCACAGATGCCGTGGATTGATCCGCTGAAAGAGGCGTCCGCGTGGGAGAAGCTGGAGTTGAACGGTCACGCCTCCGGCCCTGAGATCATTCGCCGCCGTGGCCAATCGCCCTTTGACGTGCTGGAACAGGAAAAACACTGGCGGCAGCAATGGGACGACGCCAACCTGACGCTCGCCACCGCCGCAAAACCGCACACCCCGCCCGCCCAGAACCCCGAGGCAGACCCCGCATGAGCGCAACATCACACCCCTTGAACACGACATCCGGTGCCTGGTGGACGATCCAGGCACTGGCCAAAAACCCGCCCAACCACGCGGAGATATTGATTTATGGCGACATCGGCGAAAGTTGGAATTCGGAAACCACGTCGGCCCAAACGCTCCAACACGCCCTGGGAACTGTATCGGCTGATGAAATTACAGTCAGAATCAACTCCTACGGTGGCTCCGTCACAGACGGGATTGCCATTTTCAATGCCCTCCGCCGTCACCCCGCCAAAATCGCGGTTGAAATAGACGGGATCGCTGCCTCGGTTGCGTCACTGATTGCAATGGCCGGTGATACGGTCCGCATGGCCAGCAATGGCATTTTCATGATCCACGCCCCTTGGGTCGGCGCGTCGGGTAATGCACAAACGTTGCGTGACCAGGCGGACACCCTGGACGCATTCGCCAGAGCCATGGCCACCTGTTATTCGGTGCGTTCACGCATCGGCGTGGATCAGGTTACGCGAATGCTGATGGACGGCAAGGATCATTTTTTCACCGCAGATGAAGCCCTTGCTGCCGGGTTCATCGACACAATCACCGACGCCCAGCCGGTTTCAGCCGCGCTGCTGGCACACGCCCTCTCCCGCCACAGCCCACCGGCTGGGCGTTTTTTCATCCCTCCCACACAGGAGCCACCTATGTCCAACGACATTCCAGCCGGTGACAACACAAAACCGGTCGCAACCACCCCTCACGCAGCCCTGAACGAGGCCGACATTCGCGCCCGTACGTTGGCTGCCGAACAAACCCGCCGCCAGGACATCCGGGCCGCGTTCCAGCCGTTTACCGCCCGCGACGGCGTTCAGGCAGTGCTGGATGCCCACCTGGACGACGGCAACAAAACCGTCGAGCAGGCCCGCGCCGCTTTGCTGGAACACCTGGGCAGGCAAGCCGAGCCGGTCGTACCGGCAGGCTATTCGCCCAGGATTGAATCCGGTGAAACCGAATCCGAAAAATTCATTGCCGGTGCCGCGCAAGCCATCCGTGCCCGTGCCGGTACCGAAAAGCGGGATCCGGCCAACCAGTACAACGGCTACCGCCTGAGCGAACTGGCCCGTGCGTATCTCGAAAAATCAGGCACTCGCACCAATGGGATGGATCAAACCGCCATTGCCGCCAGGGCACTGAGCCGGTTTCCGGTCATGGCTGCCGGTCAGACGACCTCGGATTTTTCCGTAATGCTGGAAAACACCCTGCACAAGCAATTGGTGAACGCCTACACGATTACCCCTGACGTTTGGTCTCGGTTGTGCAAAGTGGGTTCCGTGTCCGATTTCCGCGACTGGAGCCGCATCACCCCCGGCACGATTGGCAACATCGATCCGGTGAACGAAGCCGGTGAATACCGCCAGAAGGCCATTCCTGACGGCGCAAAGGAAAAGATCAGTGTCAGCCGTTACGGCAACATTATTGCCGTCACGCCGGAAGTGCTGATCAACGACGACATCTCATTTTTTGCCGATGTGCCCGCTCTGTTCGGACGCGCCGCAAAACGCACCATCGAACATGCCTTTTTCAGCCTGCTGACCAGCAACGGCGGCCAAGGCCCCACGATGAATGAAGACGGTCTCAATCTATTTCATGCCGGTCATGGTAACTACGTGACGGCAGGCGGTGTTCCTACCGTTACCAGCATCGATGCAGGTCGCCAGGCCATGGCCCTGCAACGCGATTTGAACCGCAATGAAATCCTGGATGTGAAGCCGACGTTATGGCTTGGCCCGGTGACCTTGGGTTCAACCATTCGCGTCGTCAATTCCTCGACTTACGATCCTGACGTAGCCGGTAAATTGCAACGGGTTAACCCGGTCAGTTCGCTGTTTAGCGAGGTGATTGACACCGGTCAACTGTCCGGCACCGGCTGGTATATGTTTGCTGACCCCTCAATCATGCCGACGTTTGAAGTCGTATTCCTGAACGGCCAGAGTGAACCGGCTATGGCACAGGAAGAGGATTTTGGCACCGCTGGCCTGCGCTGGCGTGTGGAGCTGCCGTTCGGCATCGGCTGCATCGGCTGGCGAGGGGCTTATTACAACGACGGCGCAACCTAATCGGAGACCATCATGGCAAACAATTACATTCAGGCTGGCTGCATCGCCGACCTCACCAACACCACCGCCACCCCCATTCTGAGTGGCCAGCCCACCCCTATCGGCACCCGGCAGATGGCCGTCGCCCTGGTGGATATTCTACCCGGTGCCACCGGATCCGCCCAGACCGAGGGCGTGTTCCTGGTCAACAAAGCCGTTGGCTCTCCCATTATGGCGGGCCAGGCTGTTTTCTGGAACGCAACCACGCAGACTGCCGCCGGTGTTGCCAGTCCGGGAGATTGGTTTATCGGCTGGGCGTTCCGTTCAGCATTACTCGCCGCCACCACGGTAGAGGTGGCTTTGCAGGAATTCAGCGAGGAAGGCCCACGCCTGCTGATGCTGCCCGCCACCGGGGCATCCAGCCTGACTGCCGCTGATCTGATGGGCGGCCACACGACCGTGCTGGTCGCCAATACGGCTGCAAAAACCGTTGCGCTGCCCTCTGTCGCCACCGTGCCGCTGCACGCTGTCCTCCGCGTCAAAAAGGCCGGCGGCGGTGCGTTTGCCATCACCCTGGATCCGGCCAGCAGCGAGACCATCAACGGTGGTGCCACGTACACCGCCCTCGATGCCGACGGTGATTTTGCCGAGTTTCAGAGCGACGGCACTGCCTGGCAACTCATCAACAGCAAAATCGCGTAACCACGACGGAGCCCGCCCATGAAACCGCGCAACTGGAAAACGACCACGGCGGGCCTGTCCGGGGCACTGTATAGCGTCCTGGAACCGTTGCTGGCACGCGGCGAAACCCCTGACAGCCAAACCCTGACATTTGCACTGATCATTGCAGTGTTGGGGTGGCTGTCTGCGGACGGAACCCCCACGTGACGCCGCCAGACGACCACTGCCCGGTCATTACGCGGGTTGACAGCGACGCCCGGGATCTCGCCGTCGCTATCGCAAAATTGTCGGTGACCATCGAGCATCTGGATGGCCGGGTTGACCGGGTTGATAAAACTCTGGAGGGGTTCGGCGAGTTTACCCGCAAATTTGACGGGATGATCGCTCAGATGGTGCGGGTTGAGGGCCTGATCACATCTGCCCAGGCCCAGACCGCGCAGGCCACCGAACGAATGGAACTGCTGGAAGAGCGCATCGAAACCCTGGAACGCAACCACGCGGCAGTGAAAACCGCGCTACGCTGGGTGATAGGCGCGATTGCAGTGATTGCGACCCAGTTCAGCGATCAGTTGCTGGCACTGGTGATGGGCAGCAAGGAACCATGACAGTCTGGAACGCACTGGCCGCCACCCTCAACACCGCCACGGTCAAAAATCCGCTGATTGGTGCCCGTGAACTGGTGGTGGAAACAGACGTGTGGCCGTATCCAATCGTCGGACTGCTGGACACCATCCGCTGGCGTGACGACACGATCAACCAGGCACCGGTTCGCATGTGCGACGCCCACGCCCGGTTTCTGTCCAGCGAGTTCGCCGCTACTGACGCACAGGAAGGCGCCCGCGTACTGGACGGCGACCACATTTACATCATTCTGTCGGTCGAAATGGACGACACCGGCCTGACCCACTGCCTACTGAGGAGATTCGTCGAATGATTGAGACGCAAGTCAATCCGCGCCAGGTAAACCGCGAGTTCCTGGATAACGCAACTCCACGCCAGCCGCACCGCGAATCCAGCCAGGTTCGCCGACTCCTGGAGAGCTTTTCGGAACTCCCGAATCAGGTCATTCGCGCTAAACGCCGGGCCATCAAAATCACGACCCGGCAGATCAGCAAAGAAGTCAAGCGCAACATTGCGACAGACAACAAGATCGCCCAAAAGGTCTTAGGCCCCCGCAAAACCGGCGGACGTAACCGGGTCAGAGGTCTCCTGATCAATCCGGATTTTGGTCTGGTGTGGGTTGGCTACAACGATATAGCCATGGCGTACATGGGCAAATTCCGCGACCGGTTCCCGCACGGGGTTGATTTTCGAGGAGTCAACTACCCCCACGCATTTGTGGCCGAGATGGAGTCAGGCCACGTCGGCGTGTTCGAACGCGCATCGCATCTCACGCACTGGAGCCGTGGCCGCAAACACACGTGGCAACCTAACCTGCCAATTCAGGAACTGGCCCTACGACTGGACAATGTAGCGGAAGCAATGGAGCAGTCCCGCCGCGTTGAGACGCGGCGTGAGCGACTGGAGGTGAATTTTGCCCGTGAACTCAATTACGAGGTCAACGTTCGAGGTCGGAACAACCCATGACCGACATGATTCACCAGGCCATTACCAACGTCCTGCAAGAGATACCCAGTATCGGCATGGTGTACCCGTATGAGCCATTCCACCGCCAGGCACAGGACCTAACAGCCAAATACACCTGGAACGGCAAAATACGCGGATGGGGGGTTGTACGGCAACGCCTGGTAGAAGTGCCAGGGTCGCTCGGCACAATCGGCAGTTTTACAAACGTGGAACTCATCGACTGGCAAATTTACGGATTCTGGGAGGTCACGGAGGGCGGCCAATCCGGCCAGACATTCCAGGACATGCTGGATTTGATCAGGGAGAAATTCCGCAACAACCGCGATTTAGGCATACCCGGCCTGACCACCGTCACCGAGGATCGGGCCGGGATTGAAATCATCACAACCGGCCTGGCCAATTTTGCTAGCGCGGTGGTACACGCCGCCACGCTGGAGCTTACTACGCAAAGGTATTTATAAATGACCACCACCACAGACACCACCAGCCCCACACCGGCACCCACACCGGTCAAAACAAACCCGCCACCCGCGCCCACCACCATTACCCTGCGTCATCCGGGCCTGGACGGGTACGAGGCGTGCGGTCAGTATTTTTTCAAAACCGATTACACATTCAACACCCAGACCGATGCCGACCTGATTCAGGTTTTGCAGCGGAAAGGGTTTCTGGCAGTTTAACGAGGTATATTAACCATGGCGAATTACGCAGCCGGTTCAACGTCAGCCCTGATACTGTATAAAGAAACCTCTTATGGCACAGCCAGTCCTGCCGACAAAGGCGCCGGGGTTCGTCAGGTTTTCGTCAGCGAATCGATTAAACTATCCCAGCAGACACTAGACTCAGCAACAATCAATTCCAGCCGCGAGCGATCACGGCCCGCATTCGGCAACGTTACCGTGGCTGGCAGCATTGCAACAGAATTGGCCCCACAAACGTGCATCTCACTGCTGGCGCTGGCAGTAGACCCATCCCCGGGTGCCGCCACTTTGAATACATGGACATTTCAGACAGGAAAGGAGACGCCGTCATTTACGGCTGAGATTGATTTTGGTACCGCAATGGTCGCCGGTACCGCCGGTGACGACCCGGTAAACCGATTCCATCGCTTCAAGGGGTGCCGGATCAGTAATCTGAATATCACTATTCCATCGAGTGGATTTGTCACCGCCAATTACGATGTTGTTGGCAAGGATGGGGAAATCGGCGATACCGGGTATGATCCTGCACCGTATTCGTACAGCAATTTCACGCCATTCACGGCCTACGACTGCGATTTGTTTTACGGCACCTCCGGCTCGACTAACCCAACCACTTTAATCAAAATCGCCGAATCAGCATCAATCAGCCTAACCAACACGCTGGACGAATCAATTTACAGCATTGCGAGCGGTGGATTGCGTGCCGACCTGCCGGTGGGTTT